TTTTTTTCATTTCTTTTTACTTATCTGTAGTTTCTTTTGTGGTTGTGGTTGTGCCTTCTGTGCGTCTGAACCTGATTTGCCAATAACAAATGGTCTTTGATCAGGTGATACATAGGTGCTTGATGTCGATTCTCCTGTTAGCATCTTTCTAACATTGCCACGGAACGTATAATGTCCAACGTGGTTAAGTGCTACTCTAGGATCTAACCAAATATCTCCACCAATCTGTTGCCAACGTCTACAAAATGTGTAGTCCTCTGACAAGTAACGTCTGCTTTGTGGATCAATGATACAGTCAAATAACGCATACATAAATGGCTCAAACTTGTTATCAATGTTTAAATCGTTGTTATATTTTGTTTCAGGAAACTTATCAAACATTTCTTGAATGACTTCTTTCTTAATCATCATAAAACCTGTACCAGCATCTAATAGTTTAATTAAATTATCTGATATCTGTACATTTGGAAGTTTGTTGCCGTCCTTGTCTTCAGGATAATCAAAGTTAGTCACATAGTTTGAACTATGTCCTTCGATTGTTTCTGCTGTTTCGTCTAAGTTAGGTGACCTTGCCGCATTAAGTATGCTATCCCAGTTAATTGCTTTCTTAGGATACGCACCAGTAATTACCGGCTTATCATATGCTAACATTCGTAATACATCTTCTGGATTGTATTCAATATCAGCATCAATGAAAAATAAATGTGTTGCTTTTTCATTTTCCATAAAGAAACTTACAAGTGTATTTCTGCCTCTTGTAATTAAACTTTCATTTGCTAATGTGCTTAATGTAAATTCAACGTTGAATCTATTCATAAGCAAAATTAGTCTTACTAAACTTCTTAAGTAAGGCTCTGCTACCTGCCCACCGTAACAAGGTGTAGCAATGAATAAATGTTTTCCTTGGAATGCTTCTACTGGTATTTCAATTTTTCTTTCTAACAAACTAAACAACACTTCTTCTTGCTGAATTTGTTCTGGGGATAAATTTGCTTGGTTAATTACTGAGGTTGGTTCTAAGTTGTTAGACTCGTCTAAAGTAGGGCCTGAGTACTTTTTATTACGTGGTTTTTTATTCCGTGCCATTTAATGTTCCTGTTGTGTTTGTAGAAAGTATTTATGTAGTTGGAGCCGCTGGACAGAGTCGAACTGACGACCTATGGTTTACAAAACCATTGCTCTACCAACTGAGCTACAGCGGCTTTCTTAAATAGTATTTACTAAAGGGGAGGGTGATTTACTCGGGTCTTTTGGACACGAATTTATTGAGCTTTTCTGCTTCTTCAATTACTTCTTCTGCGGTAGGCATATACTCAGGTTTGTTTGCCTTAGCCTGTAGTATAAGACGTGCTTCTTGGATTAATTCTAATCGGATTTCGTATGGTGTTTTACTGCTCATAATTTACTTTTACTATATGTCATACACATATCGTATTGTGTATTTGTTATATGTATTTACCTTATCTGTCTGATAAGTCTGGTTTATACTTTTCCTTCCGATATATAGTTTTTGTGCGGTCGCGTTGGACTTTGTGACCATATGGAGTATCACGTGTGAACAGCTCTTTCGCATAGCGAACTTTTGGCTGTTGAATTGATCGAGGTTTTTGCCTTTTCATAATAGTATTTATTATACAGCAATTATTATGCTTGTCAAGAACAATAATAAACTTATACTACCTAAAAAGACGAATGCTACTAAAAAAGCAAACCATATAACAGTTATTGGTGTTATCTTAATCTCGCTATTTGTCTTTTTACCTACGCCTAGAACGGCTTTGATTGCGTCTTTTATCAAAATATTAACTGATTTAAAAACATTACAGCGAACATCATAGCCATAACAACTACTTGTACTACTGTTGGGATAATTACAAACATAACTAACGGATCAAAATCCATTTTATTCCAAAAGTCTGTTTCGCGCCATTCGTCAAATTCTTCTGGTGTACATTCTACTACTTTGTACTTCATATTATGCTCCGTGTTTTGCTTCTAAATACGAGGGTGCGTTAACGTCACGTAGGCCACGCAATACTCCAGCAATGTTGTCTGTATGTACCGCAAGTAGCAGTACACAATAACACATCATTTTGCTCATGATGTTGGTGTTAATCCCAGTATTGATACAACAAAAATTGCTGTCAATAATGTTATTTCTATTTGTGATTTAAGTTTTTGTACTCTAGGGTCGTTCATAGTTGTCTGCGGTTATGCCCGAAAGTAGGATAACGTGACATACAACCTAGTATATCATACTGAAAATCAATCTAAATGTGGGCAAAAATAATATAAGGATAAGTTATATCGCTTTATACATTGTATTTATATCGGAATAGATTTTTATATGGGGTTTTAGGAGGTTTTGAGAATAGCAATATCTTTTGGATTATTACAATGTTCATGTGGACACACAACACCATCAGGAGTTGGTAATTCAAACTGCCCGGCAAATACGTTACCGTATGTTTTTGCTCCACACCAACTGCTAACAATATTGCCACGCATGTCAATATTAAAACCACGCTCGCCGATGTGACACATCATGCCTTTAAATTTATTTAACCCTTGATTCATAATTTGATCAGGCTCCATATACCGTAAGCCATCATTAGTTGTTAGTACAGTAAATAAAAAGTGCCTGTCTTGATTTCCTTCTGAGCCATCTGGTGGCGGATTTACAGGCTCGGGTGGATTAGGATCTATTTCCCATGCTGGCAAACTAATAATTCTCCAATCGTTGCCGTCATAGTTATAAAACGGGTCTTGCTTTTTACCAGGGCCTAACAGTTTCTTATACATAGTTTTGATATCAATATTTACTCCGTAATAATCTTGTACTTTGCCAAGCCTATATACTTCACGTAATCGTTTTTGTAATATTTCAATATCAGGTAAACTATCTTTGACACCTGCTAAGTGATAACTTGCTGGTACAGTATCGCATATTTCTTCTGCCGTAGCAATTAAGTCATCTTCATGCATACTGTTTATATGGAAACTAATAATTAAATCGTCTATATAATGTTTTGCTTTACTCCACCAACTACGAGTTCTACTACCGTTAGTAAACACAATAGATCTACCATTGTGTTCTTTTATCTTTTGTAATATTTTTAAAAAGCCTGGTATGACTGTTACTTCGCCACCTATAAGTTCAAAGTTAACAGTTTTGTTTAGTGTAGCATAGTGTGTACATATCTTTTCTATTACTGACAAATATACGTCTGTGTCTTGCCATGGTATACTGCCGCTGTGTAATTGTGTCGGACAATATTCGCAGTCAAAGTTACATGAGTTGCCCATGCTCCATTGTATTGTTATGTCGTTTGGTTCTTTATCACCACGAGGTCCATGTACTTTAACTATTGTCATGTAAGTCTTTTGTTACATATATATTTGGACCAAACTCCATGCCTTCATCAAAATAGTCGCCTACTGTATTAAATCCAAATTTAGTATAAGCCAGTAACGCACTTTGTCTGGGGATACTCCATATCATATTACACTTTTCTAATATAGCCTGATGAGCTGTCATTGTAAATAGTGTTTGTGCTACTCCGCGATGCCTATGTTCTGGATGGACCCAGATACCTCTACTACGATATTGTGTATCGGTTGTTCTGTGACCGCTGTTAACACCTACAAGTTCTTTATTAATATACACACCCCAAAATACAGGAGAATATTCAAAGATATTCATGTCGTATTGTTCAGGATTATTTTCAAATGGCCATGTCATGGCACTATGCGGTTCTATTGGACTTTGTCTTTCGGGCCAAAGTTCTGCTTGCCATACTTCGCATATTTGGTTAAAAGTTATTTTTTGTGTAATCACACTAGTATTTATTTTGAATAGTCAAAAAAATAGGCTGTTCCCAGCCTACTTTTTATTATTATGTTATTTACTTTAACTGGAAGTTACCAAACGCGGCTTGCATACCTTTAACGTAATTCACTTCTTCTACGTCACTGCCGTCAACAACAAAGTATGATTCTTTTGTGTCGGCTCTTTTCGCATCTGTAATCTCTGATCCTACAAAGAAACTAAAACTAAAATGCCTGTTAAATTCAGTATTATCGCTTTTAGTTGCTGTTAAGATAAAGTTATATGTGCTATCTTCTGTTATGCCTGCTGTTACAGATGTATCTGCTGTTAGTTTCCATCCGTCCGTTGCGTTTCCACTTAGCACTAATGCTGTAGGCAATGCGGCAAAGTCTGAACTTACTATTGCTGTTACTGTATTGGCTACATCTAAACTAATGTCGATGCTTCCTGCGGCACTAACTAAACTTTCGCCTATTGCGCCTGCGGTTGTATTCCAAACAGTTGCGTAATATTCGTTTTCTAAATATACAATGTTGTTTGGTGTAGTACTATAAAGACTTGGGTCTTGGAATAGCATACCTGTTAATGATTGTGATGTAATAGCATCTCTAATTGCTGTAGAGTCCATACCTATATTTCTCTGAATAGCAATAGCGGCTACGCCACCTACTATAGCAGTTGAAATACTTGTACCTGAACCAACTGATGTTAAGTCTGCTGTTGGTACATCTGTGTAACCACCGCCTGTGGCTCTATTGGCAATCGTTGCCACCTTAACTGCTACACCCGGTGCGAATACATCAACTTCTTCACCACCGTTTGTTTGTAGTCCTGAACCTTGTTCAACTACTGCTCCGGCATCATTTGAGAATGTCGGAACGTTGTCTGATGCGTCACTGGCACCAACTGTTAAAATATTGTTAAGTCCTGCTGGGGAGAATGTATCTACATCACCACCGCCGTTACCAGCCGCGGCACATATAACAAAACGTCTTGCCCAACAATACGATATTAATCTATCTAATGCTTCTGATTTGGGGAATGTGAACGCACATACAACTGAGGCTGTTCTATAAGTACCTGTATCAGATTGTGACATTGCGTTTCTGTGAACAAACATTGAGTTCACGCCTTCTGCTACATCTGATATATCAGCAGAGCCATCTGCTCCACTTACTTTAACAACACCAATCTGCGTATTTTTTGCTACACCTAATTCCTCACCAACAATTAAACTTACCATTGCTGTTCCGTGTCCATGATCATCTTCTGTTGTAAATGTTGTTGCGTCGCCACCGCCACCAATAAAGTCATTAAAACAACCTTGTGTTGGATTGTGTACTCTACTAATAGATGCATTTGCTAATTCTGGATGTAATGTATCACATCCGCTATCTATAACGTATGTCATAACATTATCACCTTCAAATTGTGGGTCAAATGTTGTTCTTAATGGCAAGTTTCTTGTTACAAGTCTTTGCTTATGCCATTCGCTTGTTGCTTCGCTGATTGCCAAAGTTGCTACGTTCGAGCCTACTCCAACTAATTCTGTTGCTACAACATTGGCGATGCCTGTGATTGAACTAAGACTACCATCATCAATACTAAGTTCATAAAATCCGCCATCTATATTTCCAAAACTGTTAACGACAGTTGCTCCTGCTGTAACCAGTTCTTGCTTTTGGACTGCAGGATCAAAGTCCGCAGTAGCCATATCACTATCGATTATGTGATTTTTCATTGATACAAAGTAATTCTTAATTGCCATATTATTCTTCCTTCAAAATATAATTTACTATCTGCTTCGCTTCTTTATCAAGTTTTGTTACAGATTTAGACATCGTTTCCCTAAAGTATTTGTCGAACTCCTTTAGCAACATGTCATTACCTAAGTATTTATCTGAATAGAACTTTTTGATACCCTCAAAGCCAGTGTATTTAGGCCTTGGTGTTGCAAAGAGGTTATTCGGTGTGTATATGTGGTTAATCTTAAAGTTATATTTATCTTTTTTAAACTCTCTGTAATTTTTAACCTTATCTTGCGTTACTTGATCAAATTGATGAAGCATTTTGCCGTCTCGATATTCCCAAACGTTGTATTCAAGTAGTTCTTTGAAACTTACATTGGTGTTATTAATCATGTTATGTGTTGCTGTTAACGACATGTCTGTGGTACAGTTATAAAAATCTGATATAGAGTTGTCATTCCTTTCGTTTATTGCTTTATCAAATACCCAATGAGATGCTGGTTTTTCCATAAAGTTGATATCATTCAGTACATCATTTTTAAAAGTAAATGTATTCAGTACTGATTCTAGGTCTGTGTTCCTTGCTCTTGCGTTGTATAACAAATTAGTAAACACTTTGGTATGGCCTGAGTACAATACATTGCCATCTATCTGTGTAAACGCATGTAGTATAGGCGCAAACTGTGGACTAACACAATGATATTTACGACAGTACTCCATACATTTGCCTGTGTTAAAAAAATCTATTATGTCAATGTCAATTACTTTAGGTGTTAACCCATGTTGTTTACAGTATTTAAACGCATAGTTTGTATCGTAATCATTTAGAGCATTGCCTTCATGGCAGTATGCTACAATAACAGGAGTAAATCGTATGCCACATGTTAAAAATATGTTAGCAACATTCTCACTGTCAACTCCTCCACTTAGAAAAATATTGTAATTATTTTCTTGCAAGTATTCTCGTAAATGAATATCTACATACTCTGTAATTGTATTTTCTATTTTTGGATTTTTAGGTATTACTGTGGTTGTGTATGGAAGGACAACCTCGTTAATTTCTTCAGGCTTAGCAAATACATGTTGTTTTACTATTTCTTTACGAAAATCATATTGATTGTCATTGATAAAATTTAGGTTAGTTAGTATAGGCGCAGAATAAAAGTTAGACTCTTTTGTAATACTACCTACAGTGGCGTGTTCGATCATCCGATATTTACTTTGCCTGATCCGCCTGTTATCGGATGCTTACATGTAGCCGGGTCACCTGCTCTTGCGGCTGGCATACCATTGATGTTTACTTTGCCTGATCCTTGTGCTATGGTTGGGTTAGTATGCGGAGCATCACCGTGTCCTGTTATAGCATCGCCAACTCTTGCGGCCGCTAGTCCTTCAATCTGAACATTATCAGATCCTTCTATAATTGGAGCACCGGCTTTGTCGGCACCTTTTCTTGCGGCTTTTGGCATGATATACTTATTTATCTCTATAAATAATGTTATGAAACTAGATTGGAACCATAATCAGCAAGACGGATATATTAGTTGTAGACTAGATAATATTATACATTATCGATCATACAATGGCGGCGCAACTATAGAAAAATACGCGGGATCGTCATCGACAAAATCATTTGTTGAAAATGAATGGGAAGTAGAGAAGCAATGGATTAGCAAACATTACTCAGATAATGTTGGAAAGTATGAACCATTCAGTGCTGATGCTGATGTTCAACAACAATGGCACACTAACAATCCTGATTGGGTAGAGGCCTTTCCAGCCTTTGGCACATACAACGAGCAGTATCTTGATAGATTACAGAGACCCAGTAGTGTACAAGTTGGCAATGATTTACATTTTCTTTGGCAAGACCCGGAACAGCAAATTAAACTAGAATGGGATTCAGAAACCAAGAGCATATACACTAGGCCTTATTGCGTAGAGCAAGAAACCTTTTATAATGTACAGCCTTGTTGTGTATTTCCTGATAATCCTGGTCGCACTAAATTAGACGAAAGTGGTATCCAGGATTTAATAGATAATTATGATCTACCTGATCACGTTATGCTTTTGCTAAAGTAATACCTGTAGTACCTTCAATATACTGATCAGCAAGATCTTTTAATGTATCCATAGTACAGAATATTTGATTAACATCAATAGTGATTTGCTTTGAAGCATCGGCACTAAACAACCACGGCATCAATCCTAGACCTTGTGGAGTAATACTTACTGCCATTGGTTTCTCGAATGTAATTCCTTTTTCGTCTTGACTGACAAAACGTGTAATGATTTCTGTATCACTAGTTAATTTGATTGTGACAATGTCACCCTTGGTGTGCGGTTTTGATATTAGCATGTGTTTCCTCTGTGTGTGAATATTTATATTAAAGTGTAAAGCCTGTGAATGTATCTTGAGTTACGTCTTGTTTTGTGCCACCAATAACGTAACTACTAATTTCTGTTTCTTGTGGTGCTACTTGTACATCGCCGCCTGTGATCCATTGTTGTGTCCACGGTAACGGGTTAGTGCCTGTATTAAATATTTTTTCTTGTCTAACTGCATTCATTCGTTTGCCAGCAATAAACTCTACATACTGTTTTAACAGTTCTGCGTTGAGTCCAATAATGCTACCATCTTTAAATAAGTAGTCAGCCCATGTTTTTTCTTGCTCAACAGCATCTAAAAACATTTGTGTACATTCGGCGTAAGTTTCTTTTTCAATTTTTGCAAAGTCTTTGTCCTCACGTGGAAGCAACTTTAACATCTGCTGAGTACTTGCTAAGTGAACGTTTTCGTCTCTAGCAATTAGTTTAATAATTTTAGCATTGCCTTCCATCTTTTTAAGTTCAGCAAACGCCCAACTACAAGCAAATGATACATAAAAACGCACACCTTCTAAGATGTTTACACTCATTAAGCATAACCAAATACGTTTCTTATGTTCGTACTCGTTGTACTTACTGCTATTTGATGCTTTTAATAAATTGTATTCAATTAGCCTGTCGTAGTTTTGTGTAATACTATCTGAACAGTCAGTAATCTCTGGAATGTCCATCATTTCGTCAAACACTTTACTTGGGTTAGGGTACACATTACGAATAATATGCGTGTAACTCTTACTGTGAATTGTTTCTGAAAATGCCCAAGTCTCAATCCATGTCTCTAACTCTGGCAAACTTACTATAGGCAAGAAAGCAAGATTAGGTGAGCGACCTTGAACACTATCTAATAGTATTTGTCGCTTTAAATTACTTGTAAAAATATGCTGTTCGAAGTCGGTAAGATCTCTAAAGTCTTTTGTATCTTTAGTGATATCAACTTCTTCAGGTCTCCAAAAGAAACCTAATTGTTTTTCTGTAAGTTTATCAAACTGTCTATATTTAAGAATATCGAATCGTTGAATTCCCATGTCGTTAGAAAGAAACATGTTACTCTTGCTCGTGTATTTTGCTTTTGTATTAAGTACGCCCATTATATTTTACAACTCTCACAGTCATCGTCATCGATTTCGCCCATTGGCAAATCTTCTAACTTATCATCTTTGTTTATATCAATCTCGCCCTGGCCATCGTATGTGTTGTTGTAGTATAACTGCTTGCCGCCATACTTATAAAACATTAAAATGTCTTGAATTAGTACGCTCATCGGTACTTTTTCATCTTCGTAGTGTTCTGGATTATACGATGTATTTACCGAAATACCTTGGTCAATATACTTTTGTAATACAGCCATTATTTTTAGGTACCCTTGTGGCGACTTTTGATCCCATAGTAAATCATATTTGTTTTTGTAATACGGAAAGCCTGGTACTACTTGTTTTAAAATACCGTGCTTACTTTGTTTAATACTGATATATCCACGCGGTGGTTCAATACCGTTTGTGCTATTACTAATTTGTGCGGATGTTTCAGCAGGCATAAGTGCCATTAGTGTTGAGTTACGAATACCGTGTTCTTTTAAGTTTAATCTTAGTTCTTTCCAGTTTTGTCTCTCAGTGTGTTTAACTAATTCGTCTAACTCTTTTTTGTATGTTTGGTTAGGTGTTATTCCTAGTCCATACTTTGTTTCATTTGTTCCTGAACAAGCACCCTTTTCCATTGCTAGTTTATTACTTGCTTTAATTAAGTTATAACTCCATGCTTCTGCCCACTCGTCAATTAGTTCTAAGTTTGGTTCTTGGTACGTCATTTCGTGCTTTGCCATCCAGTAAGCAAAATTAATAATACCGATACCTAGCGGACGTCTTTTCATTGTGCTAAGTTCCGCGGCAAGTACTGGATACTCTTGATAGTCTAGTAACTCATCAAGACCTCTAACTGCTAACTTACATACTTTAGCCATTTCGTTAAAGTCTTTTATAATGCCCCAATTGACAGCACTTAATGTACATAAACTAATTTCGCCTTCTGGGTCATTAATATGTGTTAACGGCTTTGTTGGTAAATTAATTTCGCAACATAAATTGCTTTGTCTAATAGGTGCTAATTCTTCAATAAATGCTCCGTGCGTATTAGCATGGTCAACATTCATTAGGTAAATTCTACCTGTGTCTTTTCTTTCTGTAACGAACGCACTAAACAATTCAATAGCAGGAATAGTCTTCTTTCTAATGCTTGTCATACGTTCTGCTTTTTCATACAGTTCTTTAAACTTCTCTTGATTCTGGAAGAACGCATCATACAATCCTGGTACATCTTTAGGACTAAACAATGTAATGTTTCCACCTTCAATTAATCTTTCGTACATAAGTTTGTTAAACTGTACACCGTAGTCCATGTGTCTTACCCGGTTATCTTCTGTACCTTTGTTGTTCTTTAACACTAATAAATCTTCTGCTTCTAAATGCCAGATAGGATAGTATAATGTAGCCGCTCCGCCTCTTACTCCACCTTGTGAGCAACTTTTAACTGCTGATTGAAATAATTTATAGAAGGGAATAACTCCTGTATGGGTAGCATCTCCGCTCCTAATAGGCGAACCTATTGCTCTAATATTGCCAGCACCTATGCCAATGCCTGCCTTTTGACTTACATACTTAACTACAGCACTAGACGTTGCGTTAATGCTATCTAAACTGTCATCAGTCTCAATTAACACACAACTACTAAACTGTCTTTGTGGTGTTCTCACACCAGCCATAACTGGCGTAGGCAAGGAAATTTTAAATGTGCTAATAGCATCGTAATATGCTTTTACATACGCCATTCTTTTCTTAGCAGGATACTTACTAAACAATGTAGCCGCAATCATTATATATGCTACTTGCGGTGATTCGTATATTTTACCTGTGCTTCTATTTTGTACTAGGTACTTGCCACGGAATTGTTCCATAGCCGCATAAGTTAAATCTTCATCACGTTCGTGTTTAATGAATGTTTGTAACTGATTTATTTCATCTTTGGTATATAGTACTGTGAATTCTTTATCGTAGAAACCAGCCTGAATATTTTCATCAATTATATCACATAAGCATGGTGGTTCGAAACTATCGTATACCATTTTGCGTAAGTGGTAGTTAATTAATCTACCTGCTACATATTGATAGTTAGGGGTTTCTTCAGATATTAAATCTGCTGTACTCTTAATTATTGTTTCTTGAATTTCTGTAGATGGAATGCCATCGTAAAATTGTATTTGACTATTAATTTCGACCTGGGATGCACTTACACCCGTTAGGCCGTCAACCGCATACATTACTACTTTGTGTAGTTTGTCTATGTTTAAGTCTTCTTTGTGTCCGTTACGTTTTGTTACTTTCATCGTTTAATTTTGTCTAGTTTGTTATGTTTTATTTTTTCTAATACTCGTATGTAATTATCTAAATCTTGTCTTTTTACAGTTTGATCCGGTAAAACGTTATAGTAACACACTCCATCTGAAAAAGCAAGTCCTACTTGTCCTAATTCAAAATTATCTACTACTATCCATGACACACTTGCCGGATCTAAATAGCCTGTGTGTACCAATGTATCGTGTAATAACAATGCTTTACCGCTGTAACAAAACATCGTATCTACAATAATATCCCACCCACTTGGCCAATGCTCAGGCGCATAAAAGTCGAACCCTCGTTCGGTTGTTTTTATGTCGCCGATGTATTTGATAATTTTGTTTGAATCTAAATCTTGTTTTTTGAAATTACGCCAAACTGTTAATCGTTGCTGGGCATTGACTATCGTGTCAAGCAATTATCCCAACCATTTTCTTACGAGATATTTTACCGTGGCTGGTCTATTTAATGCGCCTGTTTCTACTAAGGTATTGGTTGCTTTAATGCTTATTACTCCACTAGTCATACTTGCTGTGAAATCAACTGTGCCATCAAAGTTATTATCTATTACAACACCGTTATCAATTAAGGCCGCATCTGCTAATCCTGTATCGCCAGTAACTTGTAAAGTACCAGTTCTACTATAAGCATTGGTGGCAGTTGCGCCTACTGACTTAACTGAGTATTCAACTATTGCTGAATCATAAACTGTTGCTTCGTATGTATCAATTACTGTACCTACGGCACTTGCCGCAAGTTGAACTGTTTGAGCAGTATAGCCTGAGTCTGCTGAACCACTAAGTAGTAAAGCATAGTCATCATGCGTAAGTAATCGTTGGTTTGATTTTACGTTGGTTAATCCGGTTACATCAGCACTTGCTGTAGCAAAGTATAGTTTGTTTGCTATGTAAGAGAAGTTTTCTGCTTCCTTGTTACCTGTAAATGTTATTGATAACGCATCGGATGATGCTGTAACATTTGTATATGCTTTTATCTCACTAGCACCCGGGTTATATTTTGTACCTTTAACCTGTGCCGACGTAAACATATTGAAACTTGTACTAGTAATAGCCGCATCAATCCATGTTTCAAGTTTACCTTTAATAGTATCACTTTGTTTTGTGCGGCCTCCTGTAGCCATACTTAAATCGCTATCAATCCCGCCTACAGGAATATCAAATTCTGATCCATCCGTGGAGTATAAATTCCATTTGGTGTCGCTTTCAGCACTTGCTTTTATCCAAGTGTTACTAGCCGCGTTATTATTAATTGCAGTTATTACACTTGTTAATGTTGTGAAACTAGATAATTCTATATCTAAATTACTGCCTGCGGATCTAGTTGCTGTAATGTTACCAGTTAGTGTTAAACTTGCTGGTGTTGTTACTGTACCACTGTATGCTACAACTTCTAAATGCTTATTTTCTAAACCTATAAATGCTGTACCTGTAATGTGGTCTGCTAAAATGTATGCGTTACTTAGTTTTCTTGTATCAGGAATATTAGTTCCTGTAAAGTATTGCTGGTAAAAACCTTGTATGTCTGTACTGCCAATCGTGTTGTCTACTGAAGAGTCAACTAGTGCGGCAATAATGTCTACATTGTCGTAATAAGAAACTGTAAAGTCGTCACTGCCAGTAGGTTGAGTACCTAGTGTTAGTGTATGGCTTCCTGTTTTTGAGTTTGTATCGGAAGAAATAATGTATTCACTTGATAATAAATTTGCTGTAGTTCTAGTAACGTCTGTGGTTAACAATGTACCGTTTTTGGTTACTGTTAAATCAGCACTTTGAAAAAATGCGTTGTCAAAAACATTAACAATGCTTGTTGATCCTATAGTAGTACCAAATACATTTAAGGCATGTTTTTGTCCACTAGCACTAGCAGGTGTATACACCGTACTGTTAGCAGTACCATCAAATGTGCCTGGAGCCAGTCTTTTACTTGGTAAAATAATTCTTATAACATTGTTATTTAAATACCCATTAGCAAAAGTATACCCGCTAACAACATTATTAATATTGATTGCGTTAGCATTTTGTTTGGCAACACCAATCGCTGGGTCTAACCCAATGAACACTTCCTTGCTGTCTGATGCCATGCCAATTTCGCCAGGGCGAAGTGGTTGAGGTAAATCTACACGATTTCCTCTGCGTTGTTGCATTCTTGATATAATTATTTTATTGTCGTCTGCCAAGTTTACTCTCCGATATAGAAGTATTTATCTCTTTTGTAATTTACTAGTTAGGAAAGTTTTTCCAGAACATTTAAGTACCACAATCTATGTCTACCATACAGTATGCTATCGGTATGTTGTCCTAGTGACGTTGGAAAGTCGCCGCCTATTCTATCATATACTACATATTTGGTAGGTTGTTTGCTAAATTCTTCTCTACCTGCCGTGAATTCTAATAAATTTGTTTTGGTATTTATGTGCTTATGCCCTCTTATATACTTGCCCCATGTTTTTATACGCGAGTTATTAATAGTTAAGTAGTCATCGATCACATCATTGTCTATAGTGTAATTATTTTTTATATGATCGACTACAATGTTTTGTATTTTTTCTATGCTTTGATGATAATGCGTAAGCATACCTAAGTGATGTGGTAATTGCCAACTATATACTTTGATATCTTCGCCTACTACAACATCATAAAATCCTGTTTTATGCCATTTTTTTAATTCTATTTTTAGATCGTCGTCCCACATTTTGAATTCTTCTTCGGCAAATATTCTAGCAAATACTTCCTCATAAAATTCGTCGTAATTAACATCATGTGCTCTATGTAAGTATATTGCTATAAGATCTGTGATACCATAACTATGTAGGCCAATCATTTTCCAAGTGTAAGCAAAACTTTCTATAAGTTGATCTTCACTCATGGTGCTAGTACTTTTTAGTACCTCTACACCTTCTGCCGTATTTTTTTGTAT